CGATCAGTATGCTCATACGCCAACGAGTGATCCTCCCATATATAGAGCACTGCTGCTTCCGTGTCCCTAACACACTCAGGATTGATACAGTATTCTCTCTTGGTCGGAACGAATTTCTCAAAAAACTCCTTCAATCTTTCTCTAGCGACCGAAAATGAAACGTGGTCTGATGTCATAGCGCTTTTGTTGTTTGCTCTTTGCTTTTTTGTCCAGACTATAAACAAATATAAAAAATAAGCAATCAATTTTTTATAAACATCTCTTAGATAAATATATACTTACATCTTGCATAACTTATATTTACTTCATCTATATAGTTATAATTGTGCTTAACATTTCTCAAATCTCTTACTAAAACGAATTTTTTTAAGCATTCACCGCAATAATATGTATTAAGACAATACTTTTTTTCATTAACTAAAAGTATTGTTTTATTTAAGGCAAATTGCTTAATATGAACATAACTATCATAACCAGCGCGATAATGTTTATAAAATACTTCCTTAGTATCATGACTACAATTAATATTAACACAAAATGTTCTTGGTGAAAATTTACTAAGTCTATATGACAACATAAGTTTGGCAATTGACAACTTGGAAACGCTATTGTAGTTACTTAAGCAAGTCCTCTTAAGGAGAGCAAGATAATAATAATGTTTTACATGACTTATAATAATTGAAATAACATCATTGTTCAAGTCGCAAAAAGCGATAGTCATTAGCAAACAACCTTTTCGTATAAGTAGTTTGACCAATAATAAATAATATAAAAAAATTGTTTTTTTAAATAAGTAATCAATTTTTTATAGGTGTCTTATATTATGTTATTTTATGTTATTTTATTTTATTTTATTTATAAAAATGTTACATTAACTTGATCGGGAATACGATAGTTATGTAATACTTTTTCATTATTGCCGACCAAGACATTTTTTTTAAAACACTCACAACAATAATGAGAATTAATGCTATATGTTTTATTATTAATTAATACTTTTGCTACATTTAATGCTGGTTGCCAAGTATGGACATAACGTCTATAGTAATAATTATGAACATTTGTAAATATATCTTCTGTATCATCATAGCAACATACATTTACACAAAACCGTCGCTTAGTAAATTTTTTAAAGTTTTTGGCTAGTGTGCGTTTAGCAATCGTAAATCTACTAATCACTTGACATAATACTAAAGAAGACAATTTCATATTTATAAGATCTTGATAATTAGTCAAATTATTAATAATAATTTCAATAATTTCAATTGGCAATTGGCAAATCATTTATAATTATAATATACAAAACATAAAATATGAGAGATTAATATTTATAAAAACGCAATCAATTTTTTTATACAACTATTAACTTTGTTTATGTAAATAATCTACTGCTTTAAGGATTATTTCTTCTTCACTATTTAATTTTTGAAATATTATATTTTCATTTAAATATAACGTAATATAATTATGATTATAACCTTTCAATACTAGCGCTAATCCTTTGTCGTGTATTTTAATATCACACAATAGCGCTCCATTAGTTATTTTAATAGCATCTATTTTATTTAAATTTATCCATCTTAAATTTCGCCCATATTTTAAATCTTTTATGTTATCTATATACATATAACCATTTAATTTTTTGTGATAACTTTTTAAATCTTCTCGCTTTAATCCAAGTTCTTGTAAGATCTCATTTTTCTTGCGCTTTATTTCCTGAATATTTGTATTTATAATATTTAAATTATCATCGTTTTCAAGTGCTTGTTGTAGGAGTTCAATATCCATAAATTATAATTTTATAATATTATATAAAATTTTATATTTATAATTTTCAATTTAATATTTTATATTTTATATTTTATATTTTATATATTAAACAATGAACACTTCATTCAAAGACATAACATTCAAAAATAATAATTTATATTATTATCATTATAAAGTATTCAATCGTGAATTAAGCATAGCTTTAGTTCCTATTGTTTTTATATTAATATTTTATTTTAACAATTATATTAAATATGTAAGTTTAATTTTCTTAGTAATTGGAATAGTTGGAACTATTGATTCTTTTTATAAAAGCATAAAAGAAAAGTTATTAGGTATTTTTATTGTTGGAGCGCTAATGCATAGTGTAGGTTTTTATCCATTATTAGATGTAAAAAAATACTTTATATATAACAACATTATATATATATTTGGACTAATAGCATTAGCAATAACATATTTCTTACCATATTGGCCATATGAGGTATCAAGGAAAAATGTATTAATAATAATACTATTATTATTTTCAAGTTATACGTTATATCATAGTGTATTGAAAAAATAATTATGTAAGTAAAAAAAATTGATATGTCATATTCATATAAATTATTACAAATATTAACTAATATTAGCAATGAACCAAACAATTAACTATGACAAATATATTAGTCAAATTATAACTATTCAAAAATATGTGCGCGCATTTTTGAAAAGAAAATGTATTTTAATTCCACAATCATATTATCAAACAAAAGCGTGGCGCAAAACTAGATCATGGTATAAAGGCGGAAAATCAAATGAATGTGAAAAATATCAAATTGCGTTAATTGAAAAAATTACAAAAACTACTTTAAACAAGACACACACTAGAATTAATATGGAAACTTATGAAATTACTAGTACTAGTCGTCCAATGAAAAACGACGATGGTTATGAATATACCGAAAATTTTGATGGATTGTTAATTAAAGGTACCAATAAATATTATTATAATCTTAAATTTGTATGCGACGCGGGTGGAGCACAAACAAGGACTTTGAGAGAAGTATATCATTTTATTAAATGTCAAATGGAGTATTTAATAAAATTCGATGCTAATGCTAATGCTACTGCTAATGCTAATACATACTTCATAAATATTTTAGATGGAGATGAATGTTTTCATAATATGGATAAATTTCTGTATTTATTAAATAAAGAACAATACAAACATATTCAAAAATACGTATTTATTGGTAGTTTATATGATTTCCAAAAAAAAGCGCATCATTAATTGTATAAATAGTTTGTTTATGTTATAGTATCAAAATTATCTAATATATATTCAGTAATAGCATATACCAAGTCAAATGATATTCGTTTTCTGGCAATATCTTTACTCTCTCTATAATTGGTTAAAAACAATGAATTATATTTTTTTCTATGTTCATTTAAATAGTTATTGAATTTTGTAATTAATTGTTGTTGTTTAATTATATCTATTTTGGGTTCAATTATTAAACTAGCATATGTTCTTGCTGTTTGGTTTGGTGTTCTATCTATGTATATATCTTTTGTTTCAACAAATGATAGACCAATTTGTGATTTAATATTATCATCAATACATTTTACTAAAATATTAGTATTACATTTATCAATATTTTTGTTTGTTAAACGTGTAATTTTATAATTATTTTTTAATTTTAAATTGTATATATCACCACCAATCATAAAATTATTTGTGCTGTTTAATTCCGTTTGTATAATAGTTTTGGATGGATATACAATAATATTTAATATATTAGTATTTTCTTTCAATTTCAATTCAAATTGAAAAGAGCAAATAGTATAAGTTGTATCATCAAAAACTTGCTCTTCAAAAATAGTTAATAATAGCACGTTATATTTTTCTAAAAATGCTTGCCTTAAGTTAATATCGGAATTACGTATTGATGACCAGAAATTTAATGGAATTATAAATATTCCACCTAAGCAAACATTTGTTAAAATTTCTTTAATTACGCATTTATACAAATCATTTACATCATATTTATCAAACAATAATTTATTCGTACATTTATTTCTTGCTAAATACGGAGGGTTTGTTATTATATATTTGTTATTGTAATTAGGTGGGTGTTTTATAGTATCTTGTTTTATAATGAAACTTTTAGTAGGTTCTATATCATAACATTCAATATTATAGGTAGCATTATTTGAGCTTTGTTCTTTTTCTATAAAACTAATTAGATCACCATTTCCCGCAAATGGTTCTATGATGTTAATAATATAATCAGGAATTTTCATATTTTGTAAAATATATTCGTAATGGGTTGTGTAAAATTGGCCCAATATTTGTTTGCTTGTATTTTTTTTTTTAGTATTAACTAATAGTGTAGTGTCTTCTTGTATATTCATATTATATGTATTATATGTATTATTTATATTGAATATATATATTTATTTAAGCTATATTTAATTCAATTTTACCATATATAAATTATAAATATAAAATATAAATTATAAATATAAATTATAAATTATAAAATATAAAATATAAAATATAAAATATAATTATTTTATATATTATGTTCTTGGAATTTAAACATTTGAGAGAAATGAATATGGATTATTTTGAACATATGCATGTGTCTTTAAATTATGCTTTTATATTATTTATTTCCTGTTTTAAAGCACTAATCCATTCATTTATTCCTGATTTATTTATAACATCAACGAGCGAATGTATATTAGAAATTAATAATAAATTAATAAGGCACAATAAAAAAGATTATGAAGAAAAATTGAGTAGTTTATATTATTGAACGCTAAGAAAAACAATACTATGATTGCTGATGAGGAGTTAATTGACAAAATGAATAAAACCATAAAGCAAATTATTATGAATAGTGAGAACATTACAAAATACTTAGATTTATATAATTATCCTATTGATTGCTATGAAACCATGGATGATTATATTTTAGATAAATATAATTATGAATTATTTGGGAGAAATGTGTTTTGGAGAGAATTTGAAACTATTGGACTTAAAGAGATACATAATTTTATACCTAGCATTATTAATATATCATATTATTATAGTAATTATTATGAAGTTATTAGTTGGATCCAAAATAAAGAATATTATAAATTAATGAGTTTATATGCTTTAAGCACAGCATATAAAATTATAAAAACTAATATTACAACTATTAAAATGACTTGGTTCGACAATGATACAACAAGTCTTTCCGATCCTATGTAAAAACAAGAATATAAGTTTCAAAGATAATAAAAAAATTGATTAGTTTTTTTATATTTTTTATATTATTTATAGATAAAAGTTTATAATGGCAACTTCAGCATTTATTTTGATGAGTATTCTTACTACTAATAATGCGATGTCAAATATGTTTGACTTAAAAGCACAAGAGAAAAACAAACTTCAGCAATTTAGGAAGCAACAATGCGAAAACAACCGCTTTCATATGAGCAAATATAGAGGATCAATGTATAATAATAAGACCCAAAAAACATATAATACTAATTCAAAACATTATAATTATTTGAATTATAATATTGTAAAGGAATATAAGCGTTAAAATAATAGTATGTTTAAATTACTATGTAAAAAAATTTCTTAATATTTTTTTAGTACATTAATAAATACATTAAATACATTAATTACATAAATTATATAAATAATATAATAAATTTATATAGTATTTATTATATATAATAAAATGGCGATGACCAATGATTTGTATAACGTGACTTTACATAATTTTGAGGATCATAATATTATGAATAATTCAATAGCAAATAGAAATTTTCCATCTAATAATTTAGGAATGAACTTTTCATTTAGACCGGTAAATACAAAATATACTTTGATGCCTACTTATAATCACCCAATTGAAGCAACCGTTCCTATTAATAGTAATGTTTTATATGATGTAAGTAATACATTTTTTCCAGGAACACGAAAACCACATTTTCGCGGTTTTGCTACAAATATTGATAAAGAATCTACTTTAAGAAATCAATTTTTCGCTCTACAAAAAGCAGATCAAGTTGCCTATCTTCCAAATACTAACAGCGATTTATATGAAAATACTATTAATTTTTCAAGACACCATACTAATTTAGATGAGCATTTATTATTTAAAGAAGAAAGTTTTAATGATTTTAATCCAAATATATCAAATTCAATTGGAAATGAAATATTTTATAACTCAACACGAGTTCAATTAAAAGATTTAAAATAAAGTTTATTATAATACTAAGTAACTATGGAACAAAATAAGAAAAATAAGAAATCCAAACAATGTAATGTAGTTGCTATAGATTTAGAAGTCAAAGAAGTTAAAGAAGCCAAAGAAGTTAAAGAAGCCAAAGAAGTTAAAGAAGTCAAAGAAGTTAAAGAAGCCAAAGAAGTTAAAGAAGTCAAAGAAGTTAAAGAAGCCAAAGAAGCTAAAGAAGCCAAAGAAGCTAAAGAAGCCAAAGAAGCCAAAGAAGTCAAAGAAGTCAAAGAAGTTAAAGAAGCTAAAGAAGCCAAAGAAGCCAAAGAAGTTAAACCTATTGAGTCATTTATAAATAACATAGACTTACTATATTTAACAAACCAAGTTAACTATACAAAAACAAATAAATTGGAACATTTATTGAGTAATAATAGTTTATTAAAAGAAATATTTGATAATTTAGAAGACAATATTGGTGAATATAAAGAGCAAATACTAAAATATAATAGTTCCACTCTAGAAAAACTATCGACTAATACTAGTAATACAAATAATAATATAGGCGAAAAATACAAATTATATTATTTATTGTATGTATTAAACTTAATATTACATTTAAAAGAAAAAAAAATGAAGAACATAATAAAAGACGAATTAAAAGACTATTCAAATAGCAGTTTAAATGATCAAATAGTGAGTGATTTTAATATAACTAGCGAAACAATTAATTGTATGTGTCCTCAAAATGATACTTCAAAAAAAATATCAAACTTAGATTTATTTGTTGTCAGAAAATCAAATAAATATAATAAGAAGATACTTCCACAAAAAAGGGAATAATTTTTTTATAATTATATATTAATTAGTAAAGCAATAATTAATATGAGTAATGTAAAAAACAACAAACATAAAAAATTTACTAAAACAAAGCATTTAGTATCAAAAACATCACAAAAAACGCGTTCGTATAAGCAGAAACATAAAATAAGTCGTAAATTTAACAAACTTAAATGTTCGCCATATCAAAATAAAAATATAGATCCAGAATTAAAAGATTACACTTGCTACTCCAGAAGCAACCTACAAGTATTTAAAAATGTATGGAATGCTAATAATAGTGATAAAATAGTAACAAATAATAGCAAAGAAATATGGGAGTTTTTTAAGAACAAATTAAATAAGCAATGTTATGATGAATTATGCTGGTTGAAAAATACCCCATTAAGTAAAGTTAATAACAGTGATTTACTAGTAAAAGAAATATTTAAACCTTTCTCTCCAGAAGCATGGTCAAATAAACCAAATACTTGGTTATCTAGTGTTGATATAATAAAAATAATGAAGCAATATGAAAAATCTAATAAAAATTTCAAATTTATTGGACCATCGCCAATAGATTTTGATTCTAAAGAATTATTTTCAACCTGTGTATGGGAGCAATTATGTAATTTTAATTTAGAGGAATATATAAAAAATAAAATTAGTAAAATAGGTGTAATATTTAATACTGATCCACACAACAAACCAGGACAACACTGGATAGCACTATTTATAGACTTAACTAAGAAATTTATTTTTTACTTTGATAGTAATGGGTCTAAAACACCAAAACAAATTAAAGTTTTAATTGAGAGAATAGTAAATCAAGCACATAATTTAAATATTAAGTTAATAGCAGATAGTAATGAAGGTTTCACACATCAATTTAGCGATGGACAATGTGGGATGTATGCGTTATATTTTATAATAGAATTATTACAAGAAAATAAAACATATAATTATTTTAAAACTACGCGTATTAAAGATGAAACTATGAGAGAATATAGGAAAAAATATTATAATGAGGCGCATATCAAATTGAGTTCTCTATTTACTAAGTAATTTTAATAATTAATGTTTTGTTTGCTCATGCTCTTCGTGTTCGGCAATTAAATATGGACTAATAGTCTTAGTATTATTTGTCTTAGTCAAATCTAATTTAGTTAATATATAATGACCACAAGGACCACAGTTGTCTTCATTTGCCAAATCTATTTTATTATTTAATTTAATAGCACATCGTTCTTGACTCCAGCGCCCAAGCGGTCCCATTTCATTTAAAAATAACATATTAAATAGCGTCTTGCTATATAAAAATTTTGTTGCTTTTGTAAAAGGCATTGTGCTTATTATTATACTTACTATGAAATTTAGTATAATAATAAATCAATTTTTTTTGACATAATAATTTATAATACTTTCTCTACTATTTCTCCTTTTGAATCATAAACCCAAATCTCACATAAATAACCAGCATCTTTTAATGCTTGTTGCTTTAAATAAATACTATCTTGTTTCTTTTCAGCAGTCCATGTTGATTTTGTTTCAATACATATATTTTGTGATTTAATAAAACAATCTACAAAATATCTATGTTTTTTACTATCAGCATCTTCATACCAAATAATAGGTACTTCAGTTCTCTTTACTATAATATCATTTTCATTTATATTTTCTTTAAATAATAAATCATTTAACATATAATTTTCATATCCTTGCATTCTCTCACTTCTTCCAGAAGGAAATATATAATCATAACCTTTGTATGCGTTTTTAGAAGTTTTTTCTGATATTTCTGCGTTTTGTGCTGGATATTCGACACCATAATTTTTTAAACTTGTTGCCTTCTTTTTATCTTTAATATCTTCTGATTGTGAAGGATTTTCAACACCTAATCTTTCTAAAATGGTTGCTTTACATTTATCTCTTACTTCTTGTGATTGTAAAGAATATTCAACTCCAAATCGTTCTAAACATGTCGCTTTACATTTATCTTTAATCTCTTCTGATTGTAAAGGATGTTCGAACCCAAATCTTTCTAAATTAGTTGCTTTCGCTTTATTTTTTACTTCTTTGGATTGACAAGCATACTCAAAACCATATTTTTTTAAACAGGTATCCTTAATTTTGTTTTTTATTTCGTCTGATTGTAAAGAACATTCAACACCATGATTTTTTAAAGTAGTTGCTTTCCTTTTATCTCTTACTTCTTGTGAATAAGAAGCATTTTCAATACCATGTCTTTCTAACATAGTTGCTTTCATTTTATCTTTTACGTCTTGTGATTGAGAAGCACTTTCAAATCCATGTCTTTCCAAATTAGTTGCTTTTATTTTATCTTTTACTTGTTGTGATTGTGCTGGATGTTTGAAACCATATTTTTCCAAATTAGTTGCTTTCATTTTAGTTTTTATTTCTTCTGATTGAAATGGATTTTCAGCACCGTATCTAATAATATTTGTTGCTTTTGCTTTTGTAATTCTATTTTGTGTCGTATGTTTTTTACAATAACATCCGGTATCTATAAATTTTCTAAAAGTTTTATCACATAAATCATCACATTCTACACATTTTTCTTTAATTCTATATTCGCGAGTAAGATTTACATTACTATAATCGGTTGTTGAATTAATATTGTTTTCTAAAAAATATTTTTGTAATAATTCACTATTATATCTAATTTTAGGTTTGCTCATATTATTATACTATAAACAAAACTAGTATAATAATAATAAATCAATTTTTAAATAATAAAATCGGTATGTATAATTAAAATTGATTATAGTATAAATATTACTATAATAATAATATTAACCTATATAATCAATTATGACAACAACTACCACAGCAACAACCAAAAAAGTGCTTACAGAAGATTTGGGTAAAATATTCGAAATGGCGTTATGCTTATATTATGAAACATCATATGATGGAAATTACAAATATAGTTTAGAACATGCCCATTCTCTCAAAAACAAACTTACTAATCTTAAAAATGTATTTCCTTATACTATTAAACATTGTGCCAGTCGCGGAAGCAAATACGATTTTGAATGTATAGATGACAAAAACATCCATTTAAGTGCTAAAACAAGTAAAAAAGATGGAAAAGTTTGTCCGCAAGTTATTGGGCAACCCTCGCGCAAGAAGTTTTGTGAATATTTCGCACTAGATCCAATTACTAGTTTAGAGCAAATAAAATTATATATTATAAATAATATTGCTAATTTATTACAAGTCTATAGTGTAAATACTTTTGACTGTCCTATACTCTATTATAATAAACATAAAAATTTATTGGCTTTTATAGTATTAAAAGAGCATATAACTTGGTCAAATTATACTATTAAATTTAGTCATAATGTAAAAAATAAATTATGGAATGAAAGTTCTTCTATTAGCATAGACGGAATAACTATTGGTGAATTTCAAGTTCATAATAAACGTGATTGTATTAAGTTTCGCTGGTGTTTTGAAAAATTGCTTACATTGTTTAAAGCACATTTTACAATAAACAATTTATAAAAGTGGCACTATTTTATCATAATATGCTTTGCTAAGTTCGCATCCTTTAAAGTTGCGTTTAGTGTTTTTTGATGCTAGTGCTGTAGTTCCTGACCCCAAAAATGTATCTAATACTGTATCGCCTTCTTTTGAATGTTTTTTAATGAGTTCTTCAAACAGTGCCAAACTTTTTTGTGTAGGATGAAACCTATTTTTTCCGCCCTGTAATGGGTAATGATATATTCCGTTGTCATACGCACTATTAAATGTTGGACAACCATCTTTAACACCTAATAGCGCAATCTCTCTACAATTTGTTAAATAATTTACTTTACTATTTCTTGGTTGTGGATTTGTTTTGATCCATTCAATAAATCTAATTTGTTTGAAATTATATTTTTCTAGCAAATCCTTTAGGTTTGTGATTTTCCATAAGTCAAAGAACATTATTAATGTTCCGCCTTTTTTTAATACTTTATAATAATGTTCAATGAATTTTTCTAAAATAGTTAGAGTAAAATCACTATCCCAATCTCCATAATCAGTTTTCACACAATATTTTTTTCCATATAGCGAACCATATTTTATATAATTGTTTTTTTGTGAATCATCTTCTATAGCATTTTGCTCTTTATAGTTAGTCCATTGTTCTTCTGTTTTAACTTCATTAATATTGTTTTCTTCATTATATTTAACATTATTGTAATGCTTATCTAGACCACTTGTTTTAGATATAATATATGGGGGGTCTGTTAATATTAAATCAATAGAGTTAGGATCCAATGTTTTCAAGTATTCAAGTCCGCACATATTTTCAACAGTTATGCTAGGGTTATTTATAATTGTAGCAACAATATTATTATTGCTAATGGATGCTTCGCTAACTGATGTTTCGCTAATTGATGTTTCGCTATTTTTATTAGACAAACTTTCAATTAGTTTAACTAAATCATCTTTACTTTTAGATTTACATTTTTTAATTCCAAGTTCTTCGCATTTTATTAGAAGTTCTGACTTAGTTAATTTTGATAAGTCCATATTATTATACTATGAACAAAGTTAGTATAATAATAAATCAATTTTTAAATAAAAATGGTCTGTATAAATAAAATTGAAATAGTTTTTGGATAATCACCCTTATATTATAGCAACAGCAAAGCAGTAATGGAGCCAACGAACAAAATCCCCAAGCGTAAAATTATTAATTTTAGATGCGTCATGGGTTGGTTTTGCTGTCCTATGGGAAGCACTATTTATCTTCTTAGAGATATACGAAACACTATGATTCGTAATAAAGCTGAGAAAAAATATGATATACAAAGAAATGAACTATTGAATATGATTAACTTGGAGGACGACAAGGAACAGAATCCTAATCCTTTCGCAATCTCTAATTAGGTAATAAGTTTCGTCAATTTTTATACTCGTTTGTTTTGGATGTTTTTCTTAGTCTTTGTTATTTTATCTG